GCCGACGGGGCCGTGTTCGACTCCTGGGACCACGAGAACCACGTCATCAAACACGACGCGCTCCCGCCCATGCGGCAGGTCCTCGGCGTCGGCATCGACTACGGCACCACCAACGCCACCAGTGCGATCATGCTCGGGCTCGGCACTGACGGGGTCCTGTACGCCCTCGACGAATGGCGGTACGACTCCCGCCAAGCCGAGATCCGCCTCACCGACGGGCAACTCGCCGCCGCGCTCAAGGCATGGCTCGGACGCGCCGCCAGCGAGGGCATGAACCCCGAATGGTTGATCGTTGACCCCGCCGCCGCATCGTTCAAGGTCCAGTTGGATCAGGACGGGCTCCGGAACGTCATCAACGGCGACAACGAGGTCCTCTACGGCATCCGGACCGTCTCCTCACTGCTGAACGCGGGCAAACTCAAGGTCTCCGAACGCTGCACGGGCCTGATCAACGAACTCCCCGGCTACTCATGGGACAACAAGGCGACCGAGAAGGGCGAAGACAAGCCCCTCAAGGTCGCCGACCACTCCATCGACGCGTTCCGGTACGCGGTCGCGACCACCGAAACGAACTGGCGCCCCTACGTGGACCTCGCCGCATAACCCTAGAAGGAGGCCATCTTGGCACTGCCCGACAACGGCACAGCATGGCCGCCGAAAGAGCTCGACCTGATCCTGCCCAAACTGCGCGAATACAGCGCCTGGTACTCGAACGCAACAGGCGACCTCGCGGACATCTACACCAAGGGCACCCGTTCCAGCACGGGTGTGCTTCAACGTCTGCGGACGTGGTTCCTTGGGCGCAAGACGGACGGGCAGACCGAGACCAGTTCGATCCACGTGTCGCTGGCTCAGGAGATCTGCCGGACCAGCGCTAACCTGCTCTATTCGGAGCCGGCGCAGGCGACCGTCGCGCCGCTCACTGAGGGTGCGAACGTCGATGAGGTGCAGGCCCGTCTTGACCTGATCGCTGGCCCGGACTTCGAGCAGCTGTCCATCTCCTCGGCGGAGATCAGCGCGGCCTTGGGCGGCGTGTACAAGCGAGTCACCTGGGATCTGGCCACCGCCGACCACGTGTTCATCACGAAGGTCGATGCGGACATGGCGTGGCCGGAGTTCCGCTGGGGCCGCCTGGTCGCGGTCACGTTCTGGCGGACCGTAGCGACGTCGAACACCACGGTCTGGCGGCATCTGGAACGCCACGAACTCGATGCACTCGGTGTCGGGGTGATCTTCCACGGCCTGTACATGGGCACGGCGGATAACCTCGGCCAGATCCACCCGTTGCAGGACCGCCCCGAAACGGCCGGCCTCGCGGAGGTGGTGGACGCGGACGCGAAGGTCTCCACCCTGACCCCGGGACTCGGTGTGGTGTACGCACCGAACATCCTCCCGTCGTCCATGTGGCGGAATGACCCGCTCGGCGCCAACCTCGGCCGCTCCGACCTTGAAGGTATTGAGCAGAAGCTCGACGCCCTAGACGAACTGTATTCGGCTTGGCTGCGGGACGTCCGTCTCGGTAAGGGCCGCCTGATCGTGGGCGACTCCATGCTGCGGGACCTCGGCGCCGGCCTCGGTGCGGGGTTCGACCTGGACCAAAGCATCTTCACCCCCGTCAAGGCCGCACCATCCTCGGCCTCATCGGAGAAGATGGCGATCGAAGCGGTGCAGTTCCAGATCCGGACCGAGGATTTCCTCAAGGCGATCGACCACTTCCGCCGCATCATCCTCGCTGCCGCCGGCTACTCGCCATCCACGTTCGGTCTGACCGATGACGGATCTACAATGACAGCGACAGAGGTAGCGGCCCGGCAGTCACTCTCGTTCACGACCCGGAAGCGGAAAGTGCTCGGGGTGAAGCCCGCCGATGAGGCGATCCTCACCAAGGCCCTCGCCGTGGACGCGGCCGTGTTCCCCGGAAAAGGCTCCCAGCCACTGAAGGTCACAGTCGAGTTCCCGGACGGGGTCCAGGACGACCCCAAGGCAGTGTCCGAACAGAACCAGCTCGACTACAACTCCCAGTCCGCTTCCATCGAGGAACGGGTCCGGAAGAGGAATCCTGACTGGGACGACGCCAAGGTGGAGGAAGAGGTCGCCGCGATCAAGGACGAGTTCGGTGTCGGTCAGGAATTGACCGACCCGGCCACGTTCGGCGAAGACGGGGCAGGGATCGTCCCCACTGTTTCCCCAACGTTCGGAGGGTAGGCTACGCGCATGGCGATCCGTCCCGATGACGCAGCCGTCTTGGCTAAGGGCATCCGCGAGATCTTCACGGAGTCCGAGGCCATCCTGCTGGAAAAGATCGCCGCCGCCCTCGCCAAAGGCATGGACCGCCCGGACTGGGCAGAGCAGAAGCTCCTGAACATCCAGGCGGTCCGCCGGCAAATCGACCAGATCCTGGAAGATCTCTCCGAGAACGTTCCCGGGGCTGTTGAGCGGGCCGTGAACCTCGCCTACAACCGCGGCATAGCCACCGCAGGTGGCGAGCTTACGGCCGCGGGCCTGCAGCACGCAGCGTTCGCTGAAGTCCAGCCAACGGGCGCCGTGGCGGCCATCATCTCTGACACGCTGGCCCGGACCGAGCCTATGATCTTCCAAATACGCCGGGCGACGTCGGATATCTACCAGCAGGTCACGACGCAGACAGCCTCACAGGTCGCATCGGGTGTGCAGACCCGGCAGGAAGCGTCACGGGCACTTCTGACCCGGCTCACGAAGAACGGCATCACCGGATTCCGGGACACCGCCGGACGTCAGTGGGAGATGGGAGCATACGCCGAGATGGCCGTGCGGACCGCATCGTCCCAGGCAATGCTGCAAGGCCACACCGACCGGGTCACCGAACTGGGCATCGATACGGTCATCGTGTCCAACGCTCCCGAGGAGTGCGAGATCTGCCGGCCCATGGAGGGGAAGGTCCTCAGCCTGTCAGGCCGGACCGAGGGGAAACTCACGGACGGGGTGAGTGTGTACATGTCCCTCCGGGAAGCGAAGTCCAAGGGCCTCTATCACCCGAACTGCAGGCATTCGCACTCCATCTACCTGCCCGGCATCACTAAGCCGATGAAGGACACCGCAGACCCGGAGGGTGACAAGCTCCGGGAGGCGCAGCGCGGCTACGAGCGCAGCATCCGGGAGATCAAGCGCAAGGTCATCGTCGCCAAACAGATCGGCGGCGAGAGGGACCCGGTGTACCTGAAAGAGAAGGCCAAACTAGCGTCTCTGAACTCGGAGTTCAAGGCGTGGCGGGAAGCGAACGACCGCAAGGATCTCGCCTACCGGACGAACCTCAAGGCCCGCTAGACAACCACATACCCGAAACCATTCAAGCCACTGCCCACGCGGTGGCTTTTTCTATGCCACTTGGAGGGCAGATGAACAAGCGCACCATCCACGGAATCGACCTCACCGCCCCGGGCGGGCTTGAAGCCCTGTTCGCCTACCGCCGCGCCCAGTTCGGCGACGCAGTCATGGAAGCTGGCGCCGGAGACGGTGATGGCGGAGCCGCTGACGGGGCAGGAGACGCCGATAAGGGCGCCGCTGACGCTGGAGCCACCGACGCCAAAGACAAGGCCGCTGACGCTAAGACGGACCTGTGGGACGACCCGGCCAAGGCCAAGGCCGAGATCGAACGCCTCCGCGCCGAGAACGGCAAGGACCGCACCACGGCCAAGACCAAGGCCGCTGATGATGCCCGCAACGAAATCACGCAGACCCTCGGCAAAGCCCTCGGCCTCATCAAGGACGGCGACGACAAGCCCGACCCGGCCAAGCTCGCCCAACAGATCACCGAAACCGCTGCCACGGCACGGCAGGCCCAGACCGAGCTGGCCGTGTACAAAGCTGCAGCAAAAGCCGGCGCCGACGCTGATGCCCTCCTAGATTCCCGCGCCTTCCTGGCGAAGATCGCGGACCTCGACCCTTCTAAGACCGCCGACATTGACAAGGCGATCAAGGACGCGGTCACGAACAACCCCAAACTCAAGACGGTCCAGGCGGCCGGCACGAGTGGCGCGAACTTCACCGGCGGGTCCGGGGAAGGCGCAAAGAAACCCACCACCCTCGCCGGTGCCGTAGCCAACCACTACCGCACCTAAACCGCTTAGGAGAACACCATGGCAATTACCCTTGCCGAAGCCAAACTCAACGCGACGACCGACCTTGACCTGTCCGTCATCGACGAGTTCCGCACCAACCCGATCCTCGACCTCATCACCTTCGATGACGCCGTGAACCCCGCCGGTGGCGGCGCGACGATGACCTACGGTTACCGGCGCCTGCTGACCGCACCGACCGCCGCGACCCGTGCGATCAACTCCGAGTACTCCCCGCAGAACGTCACCACGGAACAGAAGACCGTGAACCTCGGCGTCCTCGGTGGGTCCTTCGACGTTGACCGTGTCGTGGCCAAGATCGGCCCGGCCGCTTCCGGTGCCGTGGCGCTGAACATGTTCCAGAAGATCAAGGCCACCCAGGCCCTGTTTGGGGACCTCGTCATCAACGGTGACGTTGCGACCGACGCGAACGGCTTTGACGGCCTCGCCAAGGCCCTCGTGGGCACCTCCACGGAGGACACGGCCGTGCACGACTGGACGGGCACCCTCGACCAGGCCAAGGCGTTCCTGATCCTGACGGACGTCGACAACCTGCTGTCCCTGCTGGATGGTCAGGCGGGCGGCCTGATCGGTAACCGCAAGGTCCTGTCCCTGATCAAGGCGGCCAGCCGTTTCGCCAACCAGTACGTCGAGCACGTCGGCCCGCGCAACACGGCCCTGGTGTCCTACTCGGGTGCGACGCTGATCGACGCCGGGCTCAAGGCCGGTTCCGCGACTGACGTCATCCCGGTGAACGTGACCGACCCGGACACCACGGGCCCTCTCGTGGCCGGTTCAACCGCACTGTACGCGGTGCGTTTCGGTCTGGACGGCTTCCACGGCGTGTCCACTGCCGGCGGTTCGCTGGTGTCGACGTGGCTGCCGGACTTCTCCACCCCGGGTGCGGTGAAGAAGGGCGAGGTTGAACTCGGCCCGGTCGCCGTTGCTCTCAAAGCGACAAAAGCGGCGGCTGTCGCCAAGAACATCAAGGTCCAGTAGTTACCTGTTGCGCGCACCCCTGCCCCGTGTGGGGGTGCGCGCAACCCTCAACCTTTTAGGAGCCAAGCATGGCGAAGATTACCGCCCCCGTCGAGGGGTTCAACGGCGACATCGCAGGTGTGCAGTTCAAGGACTCGGTCGCTGAGACAGAGAACGCCGCTGTCATCAGCTACTGCGCCGGCGCCGGGTACAAGGTCGAACTGGACGAAGCGCCCGCACCTGTACCCGTACCGGTCGACGAAGCGCCCAACGGCAACGCGTCCAAGGAAGCGTGGCACGCCTACGCCCTCACGCATGGCTACACCGAGGAGGGCCTTGCAGGCCGGACCCGGGACGAGCTCCGCGACCTGTTCAACGACTAACCCAGGAGGCCCGCAATGCGGCTCTACGCAGACACTGACGACCTGACCGCATGGATGTCGCCGACTGCGGTTCCGGCTGATGCTGCGGGCCTCCTACGGTCCGCCTCCGGGCTGGTCCGGTCATCCACGAAGACGGCGCTCTACGACACTGACGCGGACGGCTACCCCACGGACCCGGTGCTGGTTACCGCGTTCATGGAGGCCACCTGTGCGCAGGCGAAGTTCTGGGCTGACCACAAGATCAACCCGAGCTTGGGCGCGGCCGGCGTCGCACCGTTGGCTGCTTCCAAATCCATCGGCGGGGCGTCGATCCAGTACTCCACCTACGTCAGTACGGCGGAGGCGCGGGCGAACGCTGCCGGTGTCCTCGGCCCGGACGCCTGGTACATCCTCGCCGACGCCGGCCTCCTCGGGGGTTCGGTGGTGCTGCTGTGATCGAGGGCTTCGAGGAGTTCATGGTCCACACGGTCACGGTGGAAACCCATACCGGGGAGGACCCGTTCGGGAACGTCAACACCGTCACCTCGGATCCGATTGCGGGGTTCCTAGATGACTCCCGGGCACTGGTGCGGAACGCGTCCGGGGATCAGGTGGTGTCCGAGTCGACGTTCTACACCGGCAAAGAACACCGTGGGGTCTTCGCGCCGGAGTCGCTCGTGCACCTCCCGGACCGGGTCGCGACCGTGATCAACGTCAAGACCGCCGACTCCGGACCCCTCGGCCTCCCGGACCACATCGCCGTCGTACTGACCTAGGAGGAGCCATGGCACGAGGCCGAGCATGGAAGGTCTCCATCAACCCGTCCGCGAAGTCCGTCCTGAACGGCTCCGCCAACCGGGGCGTGGCCTTGGCCGCCGAACACATCCTCGGCGTCTCCAACGACCAAGCCCCCATCGAGGAGTCAACCCTGATCCGGTCAGGGACGGTCTCCACCGACCCCGGCAACTTCACCGCCGCCGTCTCCTACGACACACCCTATGCTGCCCGGCAGCATGAGGACATGACACTCCGGCACGACTCCGGCCGGAACGCCAAGTACCTGGAGAACGCCATGAACTCCGAAGTGAAAGTCGCGGCGGAGATCATCCGCAAGACGATAGCGGGTGAGCTGTAAATGGCGATCACGTACGCCGGCGCCGGGTTCCGGCTCTCCCTCCTCGGCGCCATCGGACAGCACCTCCAAGCCCAGGGCGTGGCGAAGTGGACCACACCGTGGGCGCTCACGGACACGGCCATCACCGTGGACGCCCTGCCCGCCGGATCCACCGGCACCCCCGCATCACCGGACAAGGCCATCGCCCTGGTCCTGTACGACGTCGAACACTCCGCCGGGACGGACACCGTCATGGGCCTGCAATGCAGGGTCCGTGGCAAGCCGAACAACCGGACCGAAGACAAAGACCTTGTCGACGGCCTGTTCGACGCACTCCACGGGCTGGAAAACATCACATGGGGCGGGGTGCCCATCGTCCGGGTCTGGCACCAATCCGGGGCCTACCTCGGAACGGACACGGCCAACCGGCCCGAACATTCCCACAACTTCTACATTCAACTCACCAGAACCGGGACTAACCGGAGCGATTAAGGAGAAACACCATGACCGAGATAACTCCCGGTACAGTCGGCGACTGGAAACTTGAAGTCGCCGCCTACACGGACGGCGCAGAACCCACCACCTGGACCGTCGTCAAGGGACTGACCGAATTCACCCCGCCCGCGGTCGAGAAGAACCTTGAGGACGACTCGTCCTTCGACTCGGACGGGTGGGGTTCGCAGTTCGCGACCGGCCTGTCGTGGACGGCTGAGGGTACGGTCAAGCGGGCCCGCGCCTCCCTGACCGCGGACCCGGGCCAGGAGATCCTCCGCGCCGCCGGCAACGCGATTGCTGAGGACGGTCTGGTGCATGTGCGCATCACGGACCGGACGAAGCCGACCGCGGGCCGAACCGGCATCGCCGATGCGACGTTCACTGACAACGGCGG